TTCAGAACCAATGCCTACCCTACTTGAAAAATACGAATCACTTAATAAGTAATGCGTTTCTACACTAATGTTCAATTGATTGGAAATCAACTCCTTGTTCGTGGAGTTGAAAATGGTAGGAGGTATGAGCACAGAGATGAGTTCTTTCCTACCTTGTTTGTTAAGTCTAAGAGGAATTCAAAGTATAGAACATTAAGTGGAGAACCTGTAGAAGAAGTGCATCCTGGCACTGTTCGGGATTGTAGAGAGTTTTACAAAAAATATGAAGGTGTAGATGGATTTGAGATTTACGGAAATGACAGATATATCTACCAATATATTTCTGAAAAATATCCTGAAGAAGAAATCAAGTTCGACATTAGCCAAATCAAACTTGTTACGCTTGATATTGAGGTATCATCTGAACAAGGATTCCCAGATGTAGAATCTGCATCTGAAGAGATTCTGGCGATTACTATTCAGGATTATACAACTAAAGAGATTATTACTTGGGGTGTTAAACCTTTCAATAATAAGCAGGCGAACGTAGAGTATCGTCATTGCCCATCAGAGCAAGAACTGCTTAGTGACTTCATCAACTATTGGATGGTGGATGTTCCTGATGTGATTACTGGATGGAATATTGAGATGTACGACATCCCGTACATCTGTAAGCGTCTCAACCGTGTTCTTGGTGAGAAGTTGATGAAACGATTCTCTCCCTGGGGATTGGTTAGTGAGAGTGAAGTTATCATTCAAGGTAGAAAGAATATTACTTTTGATGTTGGTGGTGTCACTCAACTTGATTACTTGAATCTATATAAGAAGTTTACTTATAAGGCGCAGGAATCATATCGTCTGGATTATATCGCCAGTGTGGAACTGGGACAGAAGAAACTAGATCACAGTGAGTTTGATACGTTCAAAGATTTCTACACAAAGGGTTGGCAGAAGTTCATTGAATACAACATTGTTGACGTGGAATTGGTTGACAGGTTGGAAGATAAGATGAAACTTATTGAACTTGCCTTGACGATGGCTTATGATGCCAAAGTGAATTATGTAGATGTGTTCTACCAAGTTCGCATGTGGGACAACATCATTTATAACTATTTGAAGAAGAGAGATATTGTTATCCCTCCTCGTAATAAGTCCCAGAAAAACGAAAAGTACGCGGGTGCTTATGTCAAAGAACCGATTCCAGGAAAGTATGATTGGGTTGTCAGTTTTGACCTTAACTCTCTCTATCCTCATCTTATTATGCAGTACAACATCTCCCCTGAGACACTCCTTGATGAGAGACATCCCACAGCTTCGGTTGATAGAATCCTTAAGGAAGAACTAAACTTTGAGTTGTATAAGGATAATGCGGTGTGTGCCAACGGTGCCATGTATCGCAAAGATGTGAAGGGATTTCTCCCTGAACTAATGGAGAAGATGTATGCAGAGAGGGTTGTCTTTAAAAAGAAGATGATTCAAGCAAAGAAGGACTATGAAGTTACACCTACCAAGAAGCTTGAGAAAGAGATTGCTCGCTGCAATAATATACAAATGGCGAAAAAGATATCTCTTAATAGTGCTTATGGTGCTATCGGCAATCAGTACTTTCGGTATTACAAACTAGAGAACGCAGAAGCGATTACTCTCTCAGGACAAGTCTCAATTCGTTGGATTGAGAATAAGATGAACGAATACCTAAATAATTTATTAAAAACAGAAGACACCGATTATGTTATCGCATCAGATACTGATTCGATATATCTTAATCTCGGACCTCTTGTTGATAAATTTTTTGCTGCTAAGTCTGGCGACAAAGCAAAGATTGTGGGGTTACTTGATATGGTGTGCAGCGACAAGTTGGAACCGTACATCGACGAATGCTACAGCGACTTGGCGACGTATGTCTCGGCGTATTCGCAGAAAATGCAAATGAAGCGTGAGAATATCGCTGACAGAGGCATCTGGACTGCTAAGAAGCGATATATTCTGAACGTTTGGGACAGCGAAGGAGTTCGTTACGAAGAACCAAAACTGAAAGTCATGGGTATTGAGGCAGTCAAATCCTCTACCCCTGCTCCCTGTAGGCAGATGCTTAAAGATGCCTTCAAACTTCTGATGTCTGGAACTGAAGAGGATGTTATCAAATTCATTGATGACAGTAGAAAACACTTTAAGTCTCTCCCTCCAGAAGATATTTCTTTTCCACGCTCAGTTTCTGATGTGGTAAAGTATAAATCTAATTCCAGTATCTATGTGAAGGGGACACCCATTCACTGTCGGGGTGCTCTACTGTTTAATCACTATATCAAAGAGAAGAAACTAACCAATAAGTATTCTCTGATTCAAAACGGGGAGAAAATTAAGTTCTGCTATCTCAAAAAACCAAACATCTTCCATGAAAATGTAATCTCTTTCATTCAAGAGTTTCCCAAAGAACTTGGAATTGAACAGTATGTTGACTATGACTTGCAATTTGATAAGTCATTTGTAGAACCACTCAAGACTATTCTTGACTCTATTGGGTGGAGTGTAGAGAAGACGATTAACCTAGAACTTTTCTTTGGATGATTAATATATTTTCTGTGCCGTTCTATCAGTATGAAGTAAACCAGTGGGATATTCATAAGAGAGACTTACTAGATTTATTTCAGAGCAGAGAGTTACATCTTGAGGATTCTGTTTATACTGATTTCGGTGCTGATGGATACTCTTATCTCCTTGAGTGTATCCTATCTAAGGAACTAGACACTTTTAAAGAAGAGTCTGGATTTGATTGTCGTATTGAACATTCCTGGTTTCAGAAGTATGAACCTGGAAACTTTCATTCAATACATAATCATGGTATGCATGGATACAGTGCAATCTGTTTTGTGGAGTATGATGAGGATACTCATAGACCTCCCACATTCGTCTGCCCATTTCATGATGCCGTGAGTGGAAATGTTATAGAATATTCCCCACTAAATATCCGTGAAGGAAGTCTAGTTGTGTTTCCTTCATATTTGTCACATTATGTCTTGCCCACCAGAGGCGATTCGAGTAGAATAATCCTGTCATTCAACCTCCGTAGCATATGAAAGATCAGTACACGATTGCAGATGGTGAGACTAAGCAAGAAAAATGGAATCGGGGACTTGATATCTTCATTGAGTCTGTAATCAAACCAGATCCTGCTCTTCGTCAGTGTGCTCACAATCAAAAGTGCTATCATGAGTTGATGGACGTGCGCGAAGACGTTCTAAATTATTTGAAATCTAAACGATGGTGATTGAGAATCTATTTGCTACTAAGATTTGGAAGAGGAATATATCTCTAGATGATGATATTAGAAAAAACATCCTAGAGCAGATAGAACAGAACTATCAAAAACACAAGAAGTCTACATCTGAATGGGACTGTAATGTTCATTCTTCTTGTAGAGGAAACAATGACATAGATTACTCTGATGTTGTTCCCATCCTTGCTAGAGAATATCAAAAATTCTCTATTGATGTTGGAATGGAACAGCATCAATATTTTTTTGAAAATTTGTGGTATAATTACTACGTTAGAGGTTCAAATCAAGAGTACCACACTCACTTGAGTGACAGCAGTCTTTATAGTGCTGTCTATTTCTTAAAGTATGACAAGGAGGTTCATCCTCCTCTCACATTTTACAATCAATCTAATACTTACTTGTATTATTCTGGAAAGGAATCTACAAAAAGATTGTACTCCCATACGAACATAGAACACTCAAACATGTTTGGTTCTTATAATCTGGAGGCATCTGAAGGAGACTTTGTTATATTTCCATCGAGTCTACCTCATGGAGTATTCATTCAAACTTCTGACGAGCCTAGAATAACTATTAGTCTAAACATCTCCTTACAAAACTAAAATGGAATTGCCTATCAACGATAAAGAACTTGCTATCATCGTCAGTGCATTGCGACTGGGTGGTGATGCAGCACTTTATCAAAAATTGACTAGAATTAAAGAGATTCGTGACGCCAATCCTGGCGGTCCGTACAAGAAAATTGCCCGTGAAGAATTTGGATTTGTAATTTAATGGATTTTCTAAAAGAGATTGTAAAAGAAATCGGAGATGACTACAC